AACGTGAAATGATCTGATAATTCGCGAAGTATATACTCTTCTGCATATACACCCAAATACACATCGTTTACTTGCGTGATGAATAGCGTAGAACTTGCTGGCATATTATTAATTTTCGTCTGCAAACTCTTCGTCGAAATCGTATTCAATCCATTCGATCTCATCTTCGGTTAAACCAAGAGCCATAACTTCTTCTTCTGTCAAATATTCATCTTTGTGTTCATCGAGTGCAACATATTCGGCAGTAAATCTTGCATCAGGAATGAATAGAAGCTCGGTAGGATGAGAAGTCAACACTACCCAATCTCCAACGACAGAAACAAAAGGCTTAATCAACGAACGAGTATACTTAGCATATACTGTTTCATATATATCTTCATTATCGGTGATCCAACTTGGCCATTTATCTTTATCTTCTTCGATCTGATAGGCTTTTGCAAATTGAATCTTTCGCATATGTGTGTACTCAAATTCATCCGATTCCATTGATAAACTGCCTCCACTTAATAGCATTATTAATCTGCCAATTTCTTGAATTGATACTAGAGATGATCGATTTTAGAAATTCAACTTTTTCTTTCTGTAGATCCATTTTCATCAAAATAGCAATAAGTTGCGAATCGCTTTCGAGATAACGGGGAACATCTTGCTTCAATAACTTATGATCGAATTGTTCCCATCCTTGCTCGTCCAAATCTTCTTGACACATCTTACCAGAATAGTATTCATATTTGACTTTTTCTAATTCCTTATACTGGTAACTTAATTTCTTATACGTCAAATTCTCTTGATTATATATCTTGAGATATTTGTTATGCAGTTGCGGTATTTTTAGTGATTCGGTATCCAATTCGGTATCATCAATTTTACAGTCAGTGGTCCATTCAGATTCTATTTCATCAAGTTTCAAATTATAATTCTCCTAAAACACAAAGCTCTCTAAGTATAATGCTTATTTCTATTTTGTCAAGACTTTTATCTAGGAAGTCTCGTATAGGTATATGTAAGAAAATGAAATGTTACATCGGCTGTTATGTAATCAATATCGGAAGACTGAGAGTCGAATTCCAAAGAAGACAAAGAGATTGGAAACACGTCTTCAAATGTAATAGCGTAATTCGGGCGCATATTACTGTCTAGTAGAGTTAATGTTGCATCCGAAAATCGAGGATCGACCCCGCCACGACGAGTCGCTAAAAGATCGGCATATTGGTCATAGTCGTCGGGAAATCCTAAACCCACCATCCAGTTTTGAAGTTCTGTCCAATTTGCCAAATCTTCGTCTACTTTGAATCGAACATTCAAAGGTTCGTAATCGTAACTATCTCCTGGAAGATTTGTTCCACGAAAAGGCAAGGAATGCGTAATGCTTCCAAAGGTCACACCAGGCAGGTTGACCGACTGAATGAACCACTGAACATTGGGTAGTTTATTGATAACAAATCTAAACCCAACAGGAGATAGAAAATTCTGATTAGCTGGTTGTTTGCTCATATTGTTTGCCTCTCTTTTAGCTATTTATAAGATAGGCAAAGAAAAACCCCACTCCATAAAGGAGTGGGGTTTTCTATCTTACGGTTTGCGTACTATTAGAGGAGGTTCTTGATAAGAACTCGACGATAGTATGCGTTACTGCTATCAGTGATAGAGCCACCCGCGGCACTTGTTGCAAATGGATTTGCAGTTAGGCCATAGCGAGTCTTGAACCCGATCTTTGGCTGGAAGGTAGCACTATCGACAGCACGCACCATCTGTAGAGGAACATATGGGCAGTAGAAGAACCCAGCGTCATACGCTGAAGAGCCTCGATAACCAACTGTCGCATACTCCCAACCATTCACGTTGTAGTGATAAGGATCGATGAAGACCTTGAATCGGCCATTGAGAACACCCGCGAAGGTGTTGCCAGTGTCATCGACCTGTAGGTTATTTGAAGCGAGTGCTGGTGTGTTGTCAAGAATACCAGCCATTGAGAGAGCAGAAGCGACATCTGCTGAACAGATGACGATGTTACCCTTACCTCGGCGAGTCTCCTTAGCAATCGCATTTGCTTCGCGCTCGATCTGATACATAAGACCCTTGAACTTCTCAACGCTCCAACGGCCGTTCGCATCAACGTCAAGGTCAAACTCACCAACATTGGCAGTACCAGTCTGAGCACCCTGCTTCGCACTAGCGACAATCTTTCGGACAACCTCTCGGTTAATCTCAGCAAGAATCTCAGCACTAAGGATGTTCGATAGCTCAGTCTCAGCATCAAGACCATGGATCGCCTTTAGGTCTTGTGCCATCTCGATCGAGTAATCAGCCTTTAGCGCACGACTAGTCGCCTCAACAGTGACCTTCTCAATGTTGAAGCCCATGTCTCTAGGTGTAACCTCTTCAGCAGCAGAGGTTGTCATGCCAGCTGGTGTCTGAGAAACAGTCGCAAAAGCGGCTGTATTCACTGGCGCGCCGCCAGCTCCACCAAAGCCAGTGTTAGCTTCCCAGTATAGCGCCTCAGACTGCTGATTAGCGAGTGTTGGACCCGTAATGTCAGTATTGGCAGGACCTTGCTGGCCAGCTACAAGTGGGTTCATCGTGTCAACAGTACTGTTTGCATATACAGCGCGCATCGCAAAGATCAGGCCAGTGGGGCCTGTCATTGGCTGAACACCACAAATGTCATATGCAATAAGGTTAGGCATTGAACGACGAACTAGTGAAATAAGTACAGGATTGTAGTTATCAACGGCAGATGTAGCAGTCTGATTCTCGGCTAGAAGGCCGCCCGACTCGCCACTCTCTTTGATAGCTTGTTCCTGATTCTCTAGAAGTGCAGCAGTCACGGCTCTCTTATAAGGATCCGTAATTGGGGGAAGAGACTCATGCTCTAGGACTGGCTGCCACTTCCTCTGTAACTCTTCTGAAAGCAACATATCTTTTTACTCCTTAACTGATTTTATCTCAGTTTATTGTTTTTATTTATAAATTTAGTTTCTTACAGTTCTACCAAGTGTGTTGGTGTAGGCAGCCATTGCCCCCGACAACCCATTATCTACGTCTAATCCCTCTTCAATAACCTCTTCTGAAATCATACTTGGATCTGATTTCGGAAAATACTTATTACGAAGAGTGACTAAAGCATCTTTGTACTGATCTGTATCCTCAAACTCAATGCCTTCTGCAAGACCTCGAAGTTTTTCTGAATCAGTATCAGCCAAATCATTTGTTAATTCATCGACTAGATTACTTCGCTCTTTCGAGCCAAGCTCTCTTTGTAGTTCGATGTTAGATTCCACAACTTGGTTGAGCTGTGATTCTAAATTTTCTACCTTTTCGGCTAACGCCTCTGCGACATCAACCTTCTCTTCTGGCATATCGATGTAGTGATTCTCGAATAGGCTCTTTAGACCAGTAATGAACTCTTCGGTAATCTCTGAACGAATACCGCGCTCGATGGCAAGCTCATTCTCTTCCATCCATTCTCTCACTACATAATCGAGATACCCGTCAACCTTTTCGGTTAGATTGGCAGAAATGTTCTCAACTGCCTCATCAATCTGAAAATTATAGGCTTCCTCAAGCTCATCAATCTTCTCATTGACTTTAGCAACAACAGCACTCTCAAAGAGAATGCGCGCATTGTTCTGGAACTCTTCAGATAGACCCTCTTCGTCACTAACGATCACGTTAAGATCATCAGTGATATTCAGATCCTCTGCGGTGATGCGATCAAACTGGAAAGGAGCATCTTCTTCCTCTTCTGCACCCTCTTCAATCTCTTCGCCATCTTCTTCCTCGGCGACTTCTGAAATAGAGTCAAGAAGCTCGCGAAGCTCGTCCTCATCCATCTCATCAAGAGCCTTGACTACTAGATCGTCTAGTTCCTCTTCGGAAACAACCTCAGTGGTTTCATCTTCCATTTCTTCTTCCTTTACTGTCTCTGGAGAGAGGACCTTCTTGCCTGGATCAGCAATTGTGGTTGGCTCAGATGCAGTCTCTTTTCCTTCTTTATCACCACGACGGCCCTTTGTCTTCTTAGTGGCATCTCCAGCCTTCTCAGAAGCCTTAAAGTTTCCACCTGGATCAGTAGACTGTGAAGGAGGAGCGACTTTACCGCCCGATCCCTTAGGAGCGCCACTCTTTTCTGGAGTTGCTCCCTCCTTGGGAAGAGATGCGTTGCCTGGCGTGGCAGCCATCTCTATAATTGTATGTTCGAGTGACTGTGACATTTTTTCAAATCTCCTATAGGATTGATTTCTAACTACTATTTATCTATTTATAATTTTGAAAGGAACTCTTCAAATAATTCGAGTTTCTTTCTCTCTAAATCTTTACTGGAAGTCTTTTCGATCTCTTTTTGATAGGAATCGATCAGCCTTTCCTGTAAAACACCATTGTTCCAAATCCACTCTTTGCCTTCCATGATACCTTCAACAAAAGCATTCGGAGCAGAAGGATCCGCAACAACATCTGCTGCTGTTGCAAGATAAAAATCTGGCTGAACTACGTTCGCACCAGCTTGTGACTTTAACGACCCCATACCACGAGAAGATACGCCTAGCTTTGCACCTTCTTTCATTAGGTTCTTAACAATGTTTCCATAAGGAGTGTCCATCACTTTCGCTTTACCAATAAAATTGTTTCCATCTTCTTCTAGACTCGTGATCATATGAGACACGCGCTCTAGGTTAATCTGGGGACCGTCTGGATGACCAAGCTCACCAAAAGCACGATTATTCTTTACATAGGAATCACTATATCGCTGCACTTCATTTCTTAGTGTGCCAATGGGATACACTCGGACCGTTTCGATTCTTCTGTTCAGCCTGCATGAAGATGCCTTTGATATAATAGTTTTTATTACCATTATCTGACTCTTCTAAAATATACTGAACATCTTCTAGTGTTTCGGTAATGAGCTTCATTTGTTATTGCCCCTGCTGCTTGTAATTTTGTGCAAATTCGGACAAACGATTAAATCCATCTTTCGACTCTTGTGCCATCTGAGCGAATCGACCCTGATTCTTAGGATTAAGTGAACCAAAAGTCTGTAACATCTTGGTGGCTGCATCAACGCTAATCTTGGTTACGCTACCATCATTGAATCGGTATCTACTGTCGCGATTAGTGCTAGCCACTTTTTGCATACAATGAAGAACATTCTCCTCAATCTGCTCAACGTCTTCATTGCGCTGCCTTGCTTGCTTTGCCTTCGTCTTTTCTCTGTCAGCCTGCTTTTGGAGCCTAAGTTCTTGCTTGGCATGAGCAATTCTTTCACGCTTCTCTTTCTCGCTCTTTGGTTGATAGACTGGTCCTTTTCGGCGATCACTACCAGATCCCCATCGCTTATCATCTTTTCTGGCCCACTTCTCGCCGGCCTTCTGATGCGCCTTGAGCTTATCTGCCGCAGAAACTTCTTCGTTTGCGTGTGTGTATACACCATTCTCGCCACGAACATAAATTGGTCGAACAGCATCAACTTCCTGGTACTGCATATCAGATAGCTCATCGCCAGTCTGATCATAATTATCAGTGGGAAGATCGACTTTCTTTGATCCTGCCCCAGGAAGCTGATCAATAGCATTTACTACTTCAGACTCTTCCTCTTCGTCATTATATTCCGACTCGATTTCAAAGTCATCATCGATGGCTTCGGAGAACTCTTTTCTCATTTCGGTATATGTTTTAGGCATTATTCTTCCTCTATTTGTGGTTCGTCAGAAGCAGAAGGGCGAATAAAATCTTTTGCAATGATTTGCTTCTGAACTTCGATTGATGCTGCAACTTTTCCTGCAAGTTGGCTGTAAATTTCATCCTTAAAATCAATAGGATCCGAATTAATAACTGCGTCGATTACCTTACTCATTAGTATCTCTCCAATCGTTTCCATAATATTTATAAAACAAGAATACCCTCTATTGTTCTTCTGTTTCTTCTGGTTCTTGTTCTTTAATTTGCCTATCAATAGTCTCTATATCATCATCAGTTTGCATGAGAATGTTTTTTCGGATCCATTCCGTCGAATAATACTTACCATTATACTCATCAATCTCTCTCAACATTTCGAGTCTATTTCGCATGACATCAGCTTCTTGTAATTCGGCAAAATGTACATTCTTCAAAAAATCGAAATGAATTTCATCTTTCATTTCAATCCAATCATCTTCTGTAATAATACCTTTCAAACGTAATTGAGTCTGTAGTATCTCAGCGAATAACATCGAAAATCGTTGACGCAATCTTGTGATGAATTTAGAAAACTTAACCTCATCTCTCGAAATTTCAGTAGATCGACCAAGACTAAAACCATCATCAGGCTGAAGTCTCGAAATTGGAATTTTTAGAGACTTATACAACTTCTTCTGAAAATATTCGATGTCTTCGATTTCACCTAGATTTTGCCCACCAGGTAGAGTAGTAACCTCAGTGCCTCGACCACCTTCTCTTCTTGGTAGCCAATAGTCTTCTAACATTGTTCGATGGTGACGATCATCGGTGATGGTTCCTGTTGAGGAATCATAGATGAGCTTATTTTTAAATCGTGTCATAATGTCTTTAAGATATTGCTCTGCTTTAACCTTAGGAAGATTTCCAACATCTACATAAAAAATTCTTCTTTCAGGAGCACGCGACAAACGATAAATCACCAATGCATCTTCAATCATGCGTAATTGGTTTAATGGTTTAATGGAAGAGTGCAAATGTCCAATTACCATAGTTTTATTCGTATCAAGCAATCCAGAAGTCGTATATGAAATACTATCTTTTGATACTTTTAATCCCTGTGAAGGTGAACCCGCATTCATCATTCCATTTGGATTGTACAAAAAGTATTCAACAGTTTTTTGCACTAACGGGCTTGATTGCCCTTCAGCATTAGCCTGATTATTTCTCTGCACCTCTTTGACAAGTCTAATTTTTCTTGCATCGATTGGGCGTAGTTCTTGAATACCAGAGCGAGGATTCTTAACATCAATTACCATATGATAATAAAGCCTACCATCAACATACCATCTTCGGAATATGTCGTAGCCTCTATTATTGAAGTCCAACATTCGCATCACGTTGTCGAACTCTTCTTGTATCTTTTTCTTAATTGATACTGGTTGCCTTAAATTGTCTAACACAACAGCCACCGAGCTTTTATTCTCTTCGCAAATGATTGCCTCATTTGTAATATCGTCAATAGCATATTCGCACTCTGGATAGAGTGACATATTTCTATATTGATTAATTAGATCAATTTCAGTTTTTGCTGCACCAGCTAAATCAATTTGCTGGCCATACGCACCACCAGCATTCCAACCAGAACCTTCAACAACTACTGCGCCTTCGGTTTGCTCTGGTGGTGTAAAAGAAGGAAGAGACCCCTTATCGGAGTCTCTTCCAATCTTAAATCCGAATAATCGAACTGCCATACTATATTAATCCATTCTACTCTGTGATTGAAGTAGACACCCAATAATCATACTGAAATGTGCATGTAAACTCTTCTAGCTGATCGTTTGTTCCCCAATCGAGATCAATTGGAGCGAGAGAAGAAGGCCACACATTGATTAAAGTAACTCGATCAATAATATCTCCTGCTTTAGAATAGTGTACAACATCTGCATTAGTGCAATATTGGACATTAGTTATTGCTGTGTCGAGTCTAACATTTCCAACATGCGTATTCATTGCACTCATCCAAGAGTTTAGTGCATTACGAATCACAAAGTCTTCATCATTATATATTGTTGGTGACCATTCTACAAATGTTCTGTTTCCAGGCATCTTTACCGTTCGACCGAAATATGGAACTTCAATCACACCAAAATCGGCACCAGGAATTTGAGCACCGTGCGCCATAAAGGTGAATTTCTCACCGGCAGATCCAAAATCAGTTCCAGCTATCGACGGAAAGGGCAAGGTAACTTCAAATAGATTAGGGCGGGCCCCACCTGCCGAAAATTGCTGACGGACATCGTTTACGTTAAAAGGCATTAATATTCTCCTTTATAAGTACCTTATATTTATACTCTATCTTCGTATAATTTCATCGAAATTAACGCCAGTTCGGGTCGCAACAAAATTCAACTGAATGAAATTAATTGATCTTGCTGGCTGAACATAAATGTCGCCAACAAACTCATTTCGGTCAATAATCTCTGACGTATTGTTTTGACTCATCACACACAACTCGGAAAGCAGTGATACCTCGTCTACCTTCGATTTCTCGTAGGAAAGGATCGACCATGTTTCGGAACTGTGCGCGAGTGAATTCATCATTGAACTCAAATAGTGAATACTGAGCAGCAATCGCAATCGACTTTTCGAGTGCAATAAACAAACGTCGAACATTAATTCGATCAAACGCACTTGGGCGTGTACTCAAAGTCTTGTCGCCATACAGAACAGTGCCCTGCCCAGGGAAGGTAACGACTGGATTGATCTGATTCTGATACAATCTATCCCGATACGTCTGAGATGGATTCCAAGCGAGCTTGATTACATTCTTGATATTGCCTCTTTGAAAACCAGCAGGGCTGAACCAAGGATCCCTCACACCATCAGTCTGGGAACAAAGACCCGCAATATCTCCATTGAGCGGAACCCAGCGATTGATCTGGTTATACTTATCATACTGATATTTCCAACCAGAGTCTAGTACACCATATGTACTATTGATCGCAAGTAGCCCGCCGGCGTCGGTGTTTTCNAAAAGCAATAATGTTGTCTGTAATCTTAGCCGCTGATGTTTGATTAACAACATCAGTCTTTTCAGGCGAAACAAACACTACACAATCTTTTCTCTCTTCTGCAACATTATCAATCACATAACGGGCAAGCGTTCCAGAAGCAGAACCAACAAAAGCAAGAGAAAAATCAATACCAGCTTCAATATCTTCAGAAGTTAGTGTATCCCAGGCACTTTGAAGTGCAGCATCATTTTCTCCGGTGGTCGCTCCCTGAACCAATGTATTCGCAACTGTGCTTAGTCTGTCAAATTGCTCCATATCAGTCCCAGAGGCAGCCGCTCCAGTCACTCCCCAAGCTGTGGTTCCACTAACCAATCCAGATGGTGGATTACTAGATGCTAAAATCCAATTGGATTGATTCTGAAGTACGGTCTTCCAGTAATTTGGAGCGCCATCTATTGTTGTCGCATCAGATAGTTTAGATACATAGGCAAAAGATTCAAGAATCGTGCCTTTTCTTCCACTAACCAATCCAGTATCATCAATAACTGCAATATGAAATTCGTCATTTGTGATGCTACGAGCCTTAGCATATTCAGAGGTGCCAGGAGCCGAATCAGCTATTGAATATCCTTCCCACTGGCGCCTTACTTTATCCGAAGATATTAATTTACCGCTAAGTGGTCGATCAAGCGTAACCTTACCTGTTGCTGAACTAGCCGCTGTAATCTGATATGTTCCTGTTGCCTCAGCAGACTCATCATTACTGTCAACGAACGAAATGATATCACCAACAGAAAGTTCCTCCGACGCATGTAAAATTGTTGGTGTGCTATTTCCAGCGTTAGTACCAGCACTAGCAGTTAAACCTGTAGCAGTATTTTCATACTGAGTTGTAGAATCGCAAATCGCAATTCTAAGGTTATTACCAAAATCACCAGGATATCGAGCAGCAATAAATGTAATCTCCACTTCCGTATACACTGGTCAATGCAGTTCCAACATATCCTTCACTATATTCCGTATCGTTTGCCACTTTAGCGAAATAATTTACCCCCTGCGACCAAATTGAATTATTCGATCCAGTACCAATAGCACGAACAACATGAAGTCTCGTACTGTATGAAAGGAAATTTGCAGCAGCCCACCAATTCTCGCCAGAAGGCTGAGAATTGGGAGCACCGAAAGTAGTTTTTAGTGTTTCTTGGCTATCGACTAGTGTCGCCTGATTACCTGGACCCCAAGTAAAAAAGCCAACAGTAGCTCCTTCTGTAGTTCCAACAGCAGGTATAATAGTCGAAACATCGACCTCGCTCGTATAAACACCTGGTGATAATTTAAAGCCCATCTGCTCTCTCCCCTATGCGAGTATAAAATCTCATTTATTAAGCCCTATCAGCTTCCTATGATATTTATAAATAAGACGATTTCACGTTATCCATCTATCGACTACTTCCCACTGTTGACCATCATCGTCTACATATTCGGTATCATCTGATCCATCATCTACAAAACCATAAGGAAGCATTCTCTGGTCTTCGATTTCTAATTGTTCGCTCTGCATCTTTTTTCTCTAGATCAACATCGGTCAATTCTCTAAAGTAGCTTTGTTGACATAGCCAACCAAAAAGCAACTAATGTCATTACCAAATCGTCATTATAGCCAGAGTCCGCTTGATAGCCATATCCTTTAGCCACAAATGATGTTAACTCGGATATAGTGTCAAAATCTTGAACAATTAACTTATCGCCTTCGACCATATTCTTTAAATTCAGACAGCCAATACTCTTGATTTTCTTTGAAGTCTTAATTCCGACCTGAGACTTTCCGGTTCCAAATCCACCCGTCAACTGCTGACCAGCTCGACCACGAACTGAAAGCATGAGCATGTTTTCATATTCCAAATCATGGTACAATATGTCAGAAACCTGTTGCCCGACATCATTAATCTCAACTAACACCCATGCATTATTGTAATGTGTGGCCACATCATATATGATTGATGGATATAGCATCGGCGAAATACTACTATTTCGATATTTGGCTACTTGCTTATAGGGCAACCCAGAAGAATCGAATATTGAAAATGCAGAGTAATCCAAATCTTCGCCGTGTGACACATCTACGACAATAGTATATATATGCCCCTCTATCGGTTGCTCGTATACATCCAAGTTATTGCGAACTTCAATCGGATCAATAAACGGCATACTTCTTAACTTTGTTGGGCTGATAAGTGTATTGATCGAACCAACAAACTCACACTCGAACTCTTGACGAAACTGATCTTCAGAAGTGTTCCGAATCGTCATCTTCTTCCACTCTTCGTCCCGACCAGGCACCTCGTTCCACTGAACTTCTATCGGATTGTAATTGCTATTGCCGTCTACTGCATCCATCCAGAGCTTGTAGAAGTGATTCATTCCATATGGAGTAGATACGATAATTACTTTAGTTGTTTCGCCAGACGAAATTGTGGGATACACAGAACTGAAGAACTCGTCTGCAATGTTCATTGGAACAAAAGCAAACTCGTCTAATAGAATCATGTTATATGTTCCACCACGAACCGCGCTCGATGATGTGGATGCAGCTACGACTTTCGATCCATTCTCAAGATGAATATCGCCTCGATTCCAAACTTTAATTCCTTGTTGTAGCCACTTGGGAAGATTCTCATATGCTAGTTGCAGCCTACCGAGAATATCTCTCGCAAGAGATCCTTTGTTCGCAAGAATCGCAATGTTGACATCTTCGTTGAATAGAATATACCAAAGGAAATATGCACAGACTGTTGTAGTCTTTCCGCTCTGTCTAGGCAGCTTGGCAATCGAAAATCGATTATCATGAAATGAATCAATCATTTTTTCCTGAAACGGATACAGATCAAATGACACTAAACCATGATCGACATGAACAATCTTGACATACGTCTTAACAAAGTATAATGGATCTTGGGAACATTTCACATATTCGGAAATTGTATCTTCAGTCCACTCAGTAGTTGCACCGGCAGGCTTTAATAATGGATTTCCTAAATATCCAGCATCATCCGTCGCCATCAGTATCTACCTTACCTTTTAAAAATTTCTGTAGTTCATGTGTACTACCGACAAACAATGCATTGGTTACGGAGTTTGGTCCGCTCTTCTCTGGCTTTTTAATATCTTTCATGTCTTTTTGCAATTCGATGAGCTGCTTGTTTGCGTCTGCAACATTCTTAATGATTTGCCCAACAACTTCATATGCTCTAGGATGTTCACTTTCTTGAGCAAGCTCTAAAATTCCATCTAAAGCATCTGATCCTTTACCAATAAGCTCTCTTAGATTTTCTCGGGAATATTCATAATCATTAGTCAAATCATCTTTTTCATCTGGTTCTTCTTTTAGTGCAGGAAGAACTTCTGTTTTTTCGCTCATAAATCACCCATTATTATGCAGTATTTGGAAATAAAGTAATTGTTTGAATTATTCCATAATCCGAATTAGAACTAATCTCAGAAACAGCTACAGACAATGCAAGATTAGTAGTTGGAAGACCGTCAGAGGTAAGACCAGGTTGAGTGTATATACGACTCATTACTCCAGTATTCGCATGAACTGATGTATTATTAGATGCCAATTGACCATCGGCAATTCTCTCAGTATCATACAATGGATTAATATAAGTCAATGAGTATTGTGTATTCGCTGCTGGGACTTTACTAAGAGCAGTTCCAAGTGTGGCCACCTGATCCACTCCACTATAATCTTGAACAACAGAGCGACTTCCGGAACCATCACCATTAATAATATCTAAGGTGCCTCCAACATAAAAATTATCAATCAGCGATGCTGTATTGGCTAAATGAATTTGAGTTGTAGTTCCACCCGAAATGGGCACTGCATTTCCAGTAATCGTTTCACTTGCTGTTGGAATATACATATCAATATATGCTTTTTTGATGATATTGCTATCGCGAACTGGACCGTATAAAACACCTTTCACAGTAAAATCTAACGTCCACACAATTGATCGAATTTGCTCATAGCTTCCTTCATAAGTTTCTTCTTTATTGATAGTATTCAATATAATAGGAACATCTAAATTGATATCCAATTCAGTAAGTTCTTTGATCGATACTGTAAATTCTGGAGTAAAAAATGGTAGAATTTGTTCCACAATCATCGAGGCATCACGATTATTTCGTGCATAAACATGTAAAGTAAAGAAGAAATCATACGGCACGGGAGACCAAGCATATGATTGCTTATCATCTGAAGAATTTGCCGCAGAGGTCGTCTTCTGCATCGTATTCAATTTACGATCTGCTGCATAGACCATTGATACCAATTCATAAGACATTCTAGGCAATACAATTCCAGCATCATTCGTCAATGAAGGATCTTGTTCAATTCGTGCTAACCACTTTCCTTTTGGTAGCATAAGATAAAGGAACATCAATTGTTTGTGTTTTCGTGCCAGCTGAATTTTTTCTCCAAATTTGAATAGAATTGAACAACGTACCGAACGCAACTACATATGATCTTATTGTTTCGTGTGAAAACGTAGTTCCTAACATCACCAATCTCCAAAGACGTTATCAGTTGTGATCAATACAGTATTCGCTTCAGCTTGAATCGTCTCATTATCATCTCCAGGACGAGTCAATGTCGTGCCAGACAAATAATTATTTGCTACGTCTGTATATATTCGATCCACATCAGCTAAGCCCGTATTAATAACTTCATTTGAATATACAAACGATTCACATACCAAATCATAAACAGGCAAAGATCCTAAAGGATAAAACAGCGCCTCATTATTCACGAACGTTAATCTCGAATAATGCACCTGTTCCCTGTGCAGCTAACGGATACCAGACTAAATCGCCTTCGTATGGTCGAGTCCTATCCATCTCATAACTATGAATTGTATCTAAAAATCGTCTCTGTGATACAGTGAAAGTCATTTCATTTCTGATCTGAATACCAAATCGACCCAAAAACTGTTGCTCACCACCAAAACCTTCTACGTCTTTTACATAAAACTCTAATGGAATTGCCTTTTCAAATTTAGAAAGCTGATCTTCACCATATAGCGAATCGGTGTTGACCTGTGTTCTGGGCAACCAAAACACATCAATACCATACATCTTAATCGCTTCTATGATAAGGTCTTCAACAAGTCTTTGCTCAGTGCTATTTTCGTAATTGTTTATATATACATTTGTTGGCATTGGTTACCCCATCATCATATCTACAGGTAACTCAAACTTCAACTGCATCTCTTCTCTCAACCTTTCGATTTCTTCTTTTGCGTCATCTAAGATTTGTCTACCGTTAAGTGTCACACCACCAGGCATCGGAACACCATCATACTTTGAAAGATTCATTCCCCATTGTCGTTTGATGAGTGCAGTACAATATTGCTTTAGCCATAAATCATTATACACATCTGTATATGAATTAGGATCTAATACTCTAAAAGTATCGACAACAATGTAATCACCCTTACGCGCATCATCATCCCAATCAATATCTAAATGTAATCGGTCTTCATGTCGATTATATCGTATAATAGGCTCACCACCAAGCAATTCATTTATCAATTGATAATTCTGCATTTTCATTTGATATGAAAGTAGTTCATATCCACCACCCAACCTAAAGGTAGTCACATCATTGAGATGCATTTGATAACGAACATCAAACATACCTACGGTTGTGCTATCGTTTAAGCTGAAAATTCTTGTCACACCAATTACGTCATTAGGTAGTGTGATATAATGGAAATCTAAAGCACCTCGTTCCATATAATCCGATTCAGTTGAAGATGTGACTAATGTGCCTACTGGTAAACCGAGGGAGTTGACAACAGTTTCTCCGCTCGAAAAAAGAGGAAAAGAATAACCATTTGCTGCTTCGTCGTTTACCGTCAGCATAAATCCAGTTTCCATTGTCGGAAACATAATCACTCTTAAATGTTGCATTCGCACCACTTGTCGATCCCTGTAGCTCGCCCGTAACCCAAGTGTTACCAGAAACATTAGACGTAAACTTGAGAACAGAATGATTTAAAACATACTTTTCATATGATTTGATCGTTGCGTCATAATGATATTCTTGATAAATTTCTAGAGCTTCGTCAATACGATCTTCAACCTGATCGTCATCTACGTTAATTTCGATAACTGGTTTACCCAATCGACGTAAACAATACTCTTTAAGTTCTGCACGAGAAGATGGCTTTGCCATTTATTCTTCCTTATACTTTTGTGATCTGGGGATTAACAGTAATCATTCCCTCATAGATTCTTGTAATTTTGTCATCATCACCAGTTAATTCAATATCATACAAATAACGACCATCAGTGAGATTCGCAGTCATTGTATTTGCCATCGTAAGATATAAACGACCATCAGTATTTGCGGTATGAATATTAACTGTAATTGTTGCTTTTACTATAGAGGAAGAATACGACCGTCGAATCTGAGATGCAGCCGATTTATAGTCCACCATATTAAGTACAGTCGTTCCGTTTGCATAATAAGCGGTAAGATTTGCAGACCAATCTGCTCCTTGATCTACACTCAGATTATATACTTTTGCCATGTTGGTTTCCTCTGCCCTATCTTTATTCTATTTATACGGCAGAGATATTGAATCTATCGACCTTTATACAAACACAATTTCACTGTCAGATACAATCTCATCCGAGTTAATTTCCTACAAACGTATTTGAATCGACTTTCATATCTTTAGCATTAGAAATCACAGTGATGAATTGATCTTGAGTATTCGGATCTAATATCATATCAACATGTTCTGGCGTATGCCATTTTTCTAATACTTCTCTCTTTTTTGGATACAAAGCAATAACCCTATAGGGAGCCTCCGTTGTTACAACCGACAAAGGAGTATCAGCATCTACAAAACGAACACTAGGAGACCCAGATGATGGGAACGAACCAACTTCAGGCAAATGCATTGTAGAATTTCCTGTGTAAAAAAATGCCACAACATCAGTTGGCCATTGCGCGGCTAAACTTCCATCATCTGCACATGCCGACATTCCCTGATCTATTTGATTTATATCAATTACTGACATTACATGATCTTGCGTCGTTATTACTAACAATTGTCTCATAACAGTAAACCCTCTGTAATTTTTGTTTCAATATCAGAAAGCGTTATTGTCGAATTCCCTGGAGTTTCGTCATAATTCAATTTAGGTGTAGCTTGAAAGTTTGAAAAATCTTTATGAAATTCAGTCAACTTAGAATCTGATGATAGCATCTGAGAGCGTATCGAAGAATTCGGTATTAGTTCATTCATCAAAACAGTGTCATCTAATAGAAACGAAACAGTAAATGCAGCCTTTGCATTATTAATTGAAGTACAATTCAATTTCTCATTAATAGGAACTCGATACAAACCAATAGACTCCAAGTTTGAGGAAGATGTTTGATCTGTTCCTATGGAAAGATCACCTGTACCCAAAATAACCGTGTATAGTTTACTAAATGAAAAATCATATGAAAGACTTTCATTAGAATCTAATAGATTAAAAATATGAAAAGAATAAGTGTCTTTATAAACTTTTATATTTGCCATAATTTATTCTCCAGTTGTATGAATTACGAGTGGAGGCTGATCTTTCAGTCTGAATTCACTAACAATACGTTTCACTTTATTCCTTATCCAATCCATATCAGCATTTCCATTACTATCAAGCTGCAATCCTATATTGTTCTGATCTACTATTAGTGTATTATTATCATTCACGCTAATCACACATTCAAGATTTTCGATACTTATACTATGTATAGTTACTTCCACTGCCATTTAATATGTCCCATCTCGACCCTTTACGCTTCCGGCCGCACCTTGATTAGTGACTGTTATCGATCCACCTGACGTAGGATTGAGAAATCCAGACTGCAAAGTTTTAACTAATCCAGCCACACCTCCTGCTCCTGGTGTTCCGTCACTGCCGCTGGCAACTCCAGCAGAACCAGAAGATGCCCGAGCGCCGCCAACACCTCCTGCTGTTGGGTTCGTGTCGCCGGCGCCGCCGCCACCACCACCGCCACCGGATAAAATAAAACCTCCAGGCTTATTAACAATACTTAATGTCGGCCCTTTTGCTGGAACTGAAACATCATAATACTTTCTATTAAAAATGGCAAAACAATCTCCTCCTGGGCTGCCGGCCGTCGCTGCTCGAACTGGCGTACCGCCTTGGGATCCAATACCGCCGGCGCCGCCTGCAAATGCAGTACCCGTTGCACCAGTGCCCCCGCCGACACCACCTGTACCTCCAACTCTACCTGCGCCTCCGCCGCCGCCGCCTCCAGATTGATTATTCTTTCCGTCGCTCATAATTTGGCCTTTGCCGCCGAAGCCTCCTCGACCAATTGTGTTTCCACTATTTTCAATAGTCACTAATAAATTAGCAGAAGCATATTCAGTGAATGCTTGATTAGCCTGAGGAGAATTTGGCAATTCTCCACTAATAACCCTAAATGAAGGTTGTATAGCAGCCAAAAAGTCTGTATTACTTCCAACAACCACCGTACTTGGAATAACAATCGTTACATCCAAATTTGCCGAAATTGGTCTTGCTCTTTTCACTTTACCTATAGCAGGGTCATCATATATATAATTAGACCAAGTGTGTGTAGCATTACCCGTTGCACGATATGCCGAAAACGGATCTGTCGTTGGATTTCCCGGGTCGGATCCAGCAGCAGCCGTTGAAGACGATCCCCCCGACCAATTAACGAATGAATATGGAAAATCTATATTGTAATAGTTTCCATCAGAATTTAAGCGTTCAAACGTATCAGTATCTAGGGTTAATGTCAATTTATAATGAGTTGATGGCTCAGATGGAGACGGGCCCGTAGTATCGTCCGAATCAATTCTCTTTGAAACTGATATAGAATTACTAATTTTCATAATAGTATTACTACTCTATCAATATAAGCCAATAACGTGAGTCGCCGAAGTATCAGAAGCATGTACAACTGCTACACGAACAGGAAGGACAGATCCAACCGAAACATTGACGAATTGTACATTTGCTCCCATGCTAGAAGTATTTGAGGGATCAAGCGTATTACCGACAAGCCTTACCTTAACATTTGCAGTGGTATCAGATAATGCCGCACCACAACCAATATAAAGAGCCCTCACAGGAATAGACAATTCTGCCTCATCAGTAGGTGTAATTGCCATAGCATACTTCGCAGGAGCTTCTAAATTATTTTCAAAATATTTAAATCTATCATCCGTAAGTGCCATTTGATTTATCCTTATAAAACTCTAAGATTATTAATATTTATGGATTAGGAAGACCCGCAACACCAGACTGACCAACATATGATGGGCTTTCGCGCACAATAGTCCTAGCGTCGTGTATGATGCCAGATGTATGTAGCGTGTCTCTAGCTAACCAAGACTGTATCCTATACATATATATCTTACCTGATGTGAAATGAGTTTCTCCATTTCCAATTAGCAATACACTCTCCAAAGAAGCAGAAAAATGATGAGTTGTATATGTACTTGAAGTGGGAACATAAACTCGAACTGGATATGCAGTAATTCGGTTTCCGCCGCCGGCCGTAGAATCTAAATTATTACTTTGAATCAACGCGGGCTTAGTGTCTGCAAAATGAAACGGGCGCCAAGATCTATTAACAATTCCCGAAGCAATATCCACAACTTGATACTGTGGCTGTAAATATAACCAATCTCCATTTCCAGCAACTTGATTAACTATTGAAATTCCTTGAAGGTTTGTAGTAAATTCAATCACAGTTCCATTCGATAAAGGCGTCGCATTGATCGATAATGTGGTTTCGTTGTCTATATATAAGGTATTTGCTGCGGCAGGTGCAGAATATATGTTATCACCACCGGCACCATCGGTGGTCATTGCCCCATAGCTACCAGAATTGACGATTGTACGAGTGGCCACATTAGTTGCATAACGCTTCACACGAAGAGGAAGCACCTTTGCAGTATAATTACCAGCAACATTATTTGCAAAAATACCTTCAGAGTTTGCAATCAGATTGGCGCCATTTGTTCTAAATTCATTATTAATTTGAGTGAAATTAGCATTAGATGTGACTTGAATATCATCGGAAGTGGTAATACCTGATGTATGATTTTTCGTAATTAATCGTATTCCTAGATGCGAATATAGGTCCAAAGAACCCCTATTGTTCTGGCCACTATCATGCGAAGAACCAATACCAACTGTATTTGCTAATGCAAAATCTCCAGAAACAATTCCCAATATATTTGTGCCACGAACAAGTGGAACTCCAGCAGAAGTAGCTGAAGTCGCATTTACTGTGACGGGCGCTTTTTGACCACTGCCAATAACATCAGTGACACTGAAATATGTTGGGCGAGTTGTCGTTATATATGTGGTATTTGCATGAAATGAACCACTACCCAAAATTGCAGTTCTATTTGTGATTTGCGATGACGTACTATCACTGGTGTTGTTAAGTGTGAGTGATGCATATTTACCTGCTCCAGAAGTATAGAACAGTGCCGCAGCGTTTGCGGCCGCTTTTCGGATACCTAATTGATAATAATCATTCAGGCCTGTATTTGGATCTGCTCCACTCACACCACTAATAGTAGTTGGGTTGCCACCAACAAGATAATCACCAATACCAATTGCAGCTCCAGCTCCAACACCGACACCACCCTGATTGATCAACCATAGACGACCACTTGATCCTCCGGAGACAGTGATGGGCGGATCTTCACTTGACAATCCATCAATCGTACCACCAAATCGAGTAATATCACCAGCATTAACAGCGGCCGCAGATATATCAAGCCCATTAAACTCGGATACTAGTTCATTGAACTTCGCGCGCCAATCCTGAAAGGTATCGCGCGATAGAACCTGATCTATTTGTTTCGTATTAATGGGCATATCTTATCCTTATACCGATTCGCCAATAACTAGTATACTGAACACCGGGCCCGGGGATCCGCTGCCGCCGTGGGTGATTACAATCGAACGCTCATCAGGTTGAACTTTCGCCCGGGGCGAGCGATCGTCCGATTGGCTCGCCTGAGTAGCTTGCACTGTCCAAATTTTAATAAATTCTGAAGATAAATCAATCGGCGTAGCCGGCCCGGAACCGGAAATATTTCTTGTATCGAACCATATTTTAATATTTCCTACAAGCGTGACCGAACCATTTGCGTTTCCGTAATTAGCTCCATCTGTCTCGCTTGTAGTGGAATTTGCAATAGCAGAGTTAGCAACAATAGGAAGAACAGATGATGTTGAAGCTCCCCATGTAGGTTTAACGAAAGTACCTAATGTATTGACGGTAAACCGATTATCATTTAAAGTCCATGCGCCCGTTCCAGCGCCACCACCTGGGGACCGGGAGAATACTCTAAAATCGGTAATACTATATGCATCAAGGGTATAATGAGCACCGGAACCACCCACAGTTCCAAATCCAAGAGAATTTGCATAAGACTTATTAGTGCCTTCGGTCAGGTCGTCGCCGTCACTAATNCNAAAACTAATCTTATTCACACCCGAAGGATATTTATCTTGGCCACCGTACACTGGCGTATAGTTTCCTACCCTAATTGGTGCTTTAGGTCCAAACCAATCCGAGGGTGTTTTAGTAGTAGTGCCGAGAAAATTGGCTCCATTTGATCCAAATATAGCGGTATTCGTGCTTTGAATATGCTTGCCAGTAAACAAAGCAGCATTATTGGCAACAAAAACTGTTTCGTTGACTGCATTCCAAAAGAAAGCCTCACCTTTCGCATCATCAATGTTCGCGCCATCACTAGACGACAACACTCTCACACCAGACGAAGAAGAATACACGTCAAGTATGTTTCTGCCGTTGCTCTCCGACGAAGTGCTAGTTACACCAAAACCTATAGTATTTTGATATTGTGATGCTGCGTTGTAATGGTGCAATAATGATATTTTATTCACACCAGCAGCTTCATGTAGCGCGCCTGTAGACTGCGATAATGTGCCTATGAATATCGGAGCCCATTTACCAGTTCTAGCATCCGTTCCACCTGTCGCAGGATACCCATCTAGGCCAGATGGGGCATCGGCTCGGACACCTGCACGAATCGTATTTGCAGTGAAAAATCCTTGATCTCCTGGGCGATTATTGATAGTTGCAAATCCATAATTAGATTGAGACGAGATATGCATAGGTGCATATACCATTGAGGTGTTTGCTACAAAGACTCTTCCACCTTCTGCGTCTAAACCAGGGGCAGCAGCATTTCCGATCGAAAAACCGTTACTAGAATTTGCAACAAAACCATGAAACGTGTTAGCAAATAGCATAGCATCATCTAATCTAGTAAATGTGTCTTCTCCTGCCCTTGAAAACCAACGAAAAGTATCATAAGAATACGTATCAAAAGAAATGACACCCGCTTGATACGATGTACCGATTCCAATTGTATTTGAATACTGCGCAGCACCAAAAGAGATCTTATTTGTTCCAAAGGGCTCCAACGTATTAGTGGGCCCACCGTTGTTGTCTATAATTCTTAACGGCGCATTATTTCCAGATGTAACAGTAGCATCACCAAAAACATCTATAGTCGTTCTCGGGCTAAGGACCATTTTATTATTTGCACTAAAATAATTTCCAGGAGTTCCAGAAATTAAAGCAAATCCATCTTTAGCTGCACCACCATCCGCATATGTTCCTTTTGTATTTGCCACAACATGAACAAGCGCATGATTGTTCAATATTTTAAATGCGGCCATTCCTGAAGCAGTAATATCAACATAGGTACCCGTCGAATTTGCAACAGTTGTGCCCTGCTTCAATTTGAATCCAGGATTGCTAAATGCATATGTTCCATCAGTGCTAATAACTTTGAATGGACTTCCACCAAGCATTCTGAGCCCATTAGTCTCATCTACCCAGAGACCGGTGTTGTTTGCAACAAACGAAGTATCATCTAAAGCATAACCGTATACACTATTTGCAAAAACTCCCTGGATATTAGCCCGAAAACGTATATCAGCAGCATCGAAAATTGCACCGGAGCCGGCAGAGGTTCCGTTTTCATTCACCAAAAATCGATGTTCACCTGCGGTATAATGATCAATGGCAACTTTACCGCCAGGTCCAGAAGTCCAGGAAATACCAATACCATGAGAATTTGCAAATATTGGGTCCCCTGGAATCGTCGATGCTTTAGTAAGAAAAGATATTTTATTCACACCAGCTGGAGGTATTGGCCCGCTCACGGCACTAGCTTCAACAAAACGATTGATTAATATCGGTGCTTTAGCTCCCGTAACATCAGCCGCAGCATATGCTGTCGTATCAGTACCTATGTTTATTGCATTTGCATATACTGAGGTAGTATTGGCAGTAAAAGAACCACCAGTAATTTTAAAGAAATTAACAGCATTATAATCCGAACCTGTTCCTACAGTCGTACCGAAAAATCTTCCATAAATTCCTGTAGAATTTGCTACAAATGATTCGTCAGCAAGGCTAAATCCAATTTCACCACCAGCAATAACACCTTTAGTGTTTGCAACAAATAATGCAGTTTCGACATTATCAACAGTTTCAGTCGGTTGTGAGTGAAATCCACCATAACGAGGAGCATATGTGCCCGTAGAATTTGCAACAGTGTTGGCGTTTAACAGATTAAAACCAGGAGCACTAGGTGCCAAAATACCATCAGCAGCAGTAGCAATTTTTGTATCATTATCCCAATACAAACCTGCTGTTCTAGAAAATACTGACTTTCCTTCTGTTACAAGATGCGATTGGTTTGCGACAAATTTTGCATTATGTAATATAAATCCTTTTGTAGATGGAGAAAAAGTTCCTTGACTATTTGCAAGATCATGGGAAGCACCACCACCCGCAGCAATAATCTTGAACCCTGTCGCACCATTTGCCCAAACACCAAGAGTATTCGCAACGATTTCTCCAGAGTGGTATATACCAGTATCATCTGCGAATAGTGCGGTTGCATTTGAAACGCTAATTGAATTTTGTGTAATTTCAGTTACGGATAAAGTAGAAGAATTGTTGAGTACAAGTGCTGCATATTTATCGGCAGTGTCCGTCTCTAACCATACCGCAGAGTTCGATCCTGTTCGCACATGAAGTTGAGCACCCGGAACAATAGGCTCATTCGTTCCTAAAAATTTTCCAACACCAATACCAGCCGTAGGAACACTACTAGTACGAATCATTAAAGTTCCTAATTGAGCTGCTACTACACCAGCCCCACTGTTATCACCATCAATTGTTCCACCTAATCGAGTGACAGAACCAGAAGCAGCGGTAGGTAAATTATTAAATGCAGCAACAAGACTATTATATTTCACTCTCCATTCATTGAAAGTATCAGAAAGAGAGATTTGTGGCATTTGTTCCGTATCGACTGGCATTGGCTTATTATCTCTCTAATAATTTGATTAACAATTCTTTAATCTCAGTGACATCATTCTGCAAACTATTAACTTGTTCTTCCATGGTTTCTATTTTATTTATCGCATTTTTAGATTCTTTTAGCTGCTTTACTTTTTTTCTATAGATTTCTAATTCATTTCGATTTACAGCCAATAATGCATTACTTGTTTTATCTTTAATGTATTTTGAATTTTCTGTTTTCTCGTAACTCATATTATTCTAAAGCAATTGCTCTTAGGTCTTTGACTTTTGGAACAATTGTTGTATTATTAGTAATCATAACAATTTTAATCTTAAACTGATAAAACGAAGAATGAACTCGATCATAGGTATCTTTATAAGATATCGGATTATCTGAAATTTCAGAACCATACGGAACATATTCAATTTCATTATATATCCAACTTTGCCCACCAGAAACAGATGCTTCTGATTCGGGCGTTTTTTGTTTCATCAACACCCAATCATTATCTTCAATCTTTCCACCATCATCTTTATTTTTGACCTTATAATATACGCCAATATCAGTACCAGTTGGCTTATGAGCACTCAAATATACACGAATATCATTCGCATCAAAACCATCGGCCAATGTAACTGTTTTTGAGATATATCTAGCTTTTGCATTACCACCATGAGAATTTGTTTCTCCGTGAATACGAATATCAGCCCTTGAAGTTGCAGAGGTACTAACAACATTGGCTAAAGGCGAATCTAGATATTTAGTGCCAGAAGTAGATCCTGGCCGCTGCCAAATTCCAGTAATTACCCCGCCTGTTGCGTTGACCGTAAACGTCTCATTTTCCCAAACCGCACCATTCGCTCCAAATGTTCCGCTCTTTACAGAAATAACATTAATCGTATCACCTTCAGTATAATCTGCTCCACCACTTACAATCACAAAATCATTATTACTGAGTTCGGCATTATTTACTACATTCTTAATTGCAACCATCCCAACTCTATTAATGTCAAAAACAGGAGCAATTTTTTCGCTAATCGACGACAAAGTAGCCTTTACTGCAAAATCTGCTGTAGTATCACCATCACTCACAATTTCATGACGCGATCCTAATTGAGTTTTATTATTCTTACCAAATCGTTTATATGTAGCATCTATACTCGATCCAACAGGTTTTGCCTTATATTCATATTGAATTCCCGAACCGCGCCCTGGAGTCATATCGTCAGCCCTGAAATAAAATTCATCATATGAAAAATTCTTAGTGAGACGATTTCTATTCGATCCTGCACCAACATTAAAATTACCAAATTTCTTACTAAGGAGAAAATATGCAGTAGTTTCTGCTGCATTATTAAAACTACAACGATTCAATCTAAACATCAAATCTTGATCATCTCTAGGAAACCAAGCTCCTCCGTTCTGATGTTGCGCTCGGAAAAGTTTACCTGCATAAGGTTGCTGCGTAATTAATGTTTCGGTTGTTCCAGATGCTACAATCTGATTTTCTCCGATTGTAGCAATATATGTCACATATTCAGAACTACCACTGCGAACAACTAATGCATATTCACCTGGAGTTAAGTAAACAGGATTGGAAAAAGGAAATCGAGAAAATACAGTCGAATCTGAAAAATTCGGAAATTTGTCTGCGGGGACCTCATAAATATCTCTTCCAAATTTTCTTCTGCCACTACTACCATTCCAATATAAACTACCATATCGAATACACTGCGCGTTAGGGATAATTTTTTTGTTACAGGTATTCCATTTTCGGTTGGGCGAATCTCAACAACAACAGGAAGATTCCTGCTAGTTTCGATACTCTGAAAACACAAATCAACACTGGATATATACACCCCTTGAGGATTCTGCTCACTAGAAACATAAAAAGTTTCTGCTATCGGGCGATTTGTCCTAATTATTGCCATTTATTATCTCCAATTACTAATCGTCTCTAGATAAATGAGATCGGACCAAAGGTCCAATCAAATCCTCCCAATCCGAATTGAGGCATTTGTACACCAACTGGTGTTTCTACTGTCGGCCAAAAGGTTGGAGTACCTACAGAAGTTTCGCTGGGAAAAGGTAAAGGTTCACCCGGTATTGTTTCAGATGGCGGGTTCATGTCCACCGGACCTTGAGGGCTCGGAGACATTATAGTTCTTTGCCCAGAAGCAAAGAAATATGAATCTGCAATTGTTGTTGCCCGGTCCAATCTTCCGTCAGATACATCCATCAATCTTAAAGGTTTCATTCCANTCGTAAAGCGATACCAGGCATCATCTGACGCCTCTGGAGACCAGTCGCGATACATAGGCAGCATGAACACTCCCATAAATTCACCAGCACTTGTAGTTCGTAGGTTTCCTAAACTATATAATGAAGTGGTGTCTGGATAACCATTCGCGGACCATGCACTACCAACTGTTGCAATTTTTGTGGTGTTATCATAACCAGTGATCGTCCTCTTTTGTCCAACACCTTTACCAGCAACAATATAAATTATACCGCCATCTGTGTTTGCTTGAAGCGCAGCCAGATCATCATAATTTGAACCAGAATTTAATGTAATATTAAGTTGGCTACCACCTTGCGCTTGACCAGAATAATGTCGATATGATTGCACAGTAATTGTCGTATTATTACCAACAAGGTTTGGAGGATCTCCTTCATTATATGGCGCATTTACTTCATTTCCAGCACTAAATGCACCATTGCTTGATATAATATATGCCTTATTTCCTCTCGCAGCAATCAATCTACCTTCTGCATCAGTATCTTGATTTTTCAGATACTCATATACAGCCACATCATCATCATATAAAACAGACTCATCAAATGTGATTTCATTTGCTCGTGCAGTAAACGAATTAACCTTACGGCTATCAAAGAACGAATAAAAGCACTGTATTAGACTTCATACCACTAGCAAGAATAGAAATTCCTTGCTCTCTTATATAAGGAATTACTGAGGTATCAACAACATGCCCAGATGATGCCTGAGGAGAAGCGGGAGCAGAGCGAAGAAATCCCAAAAATTCAGAAAGAGGAACTTCATGGGGAACATTACGCCACGTTCTGTATCCACTTTTTATTCCATTCTGGTTTACACGACTAGTCGTACCACCTAGATTTAACATAATTGTTGGTTCTAGCCCAAAAAATTGATCAGCATTTCCTGGTCCTTGAAAATGACTAGGAACCTCATAGTTGTTATAGATATATGCAGAATCTAACAAATCAGGTCCAGCAAGTGTCTCATCATCTACAGTTGTAGTATCCACATATGTCGATAAATCATCTGTAGTTGTGACAGAAGGTTCGGTTCCCATAACTTGTGTGTCAATAAAAATATCACTAGATGGGCTTAATGTTATAAATCCTCTGTAAACTGTTTCATCTACATCAACAACAGAAACAGCTTCAGATGCCATTGCTTGTGTAATAAAACCAACTTCTTCAAATTCAGGAAGAACAAGATCACTAAATTTCTCTGCTGGTATACCAGTTCTTTGCTCATACAAAGCTGCACCAGAGAATATTAAATTGAAGGACTTCTTTCTAGTAGCAGGTCTCAAAATGCCAACAATTGTATCGACACCTGCTCTATAGTCTCCACTCAAAGTATCTGCAACCTGAAGACTATCAAAATTATCAGTCAATATACCATTTTTAAATCGTTCTATCGTTCCATCATTATTCAGAATTGTTTTTGCGTTAGTCTCTGTTTCTAATTGATTTAATGCTACATAATATTGAAGCCGATCCAACCGAGACTTCATTTCACCGATATCTTTCATCGTAAATCGTCGATTATTGTGTGGTACCAATTCGACATCTCGTGGGCTAAACACATATGATGGATATGAAATTGTATATAAAATTAGCGAGTCCGGATCATCCGAAGGAGGCAATGGTGTTTCGTGTGCCACACCCTCAATAACTCTTAGAGTGCCATCGTATGCAATAACAAGATTATCCCGTCTTGGTAAATATTTGGTACCCGAATAGCTTGCAATGCTCTGATCAGCCGGAGAATTTTTACCCGTAATCGGTAAATAGAAAGTATCAGTACGACTTGACGAATCAACCTTTGCAGTAGCCAAAAGGTCTGTTCTCCTTGGTCGAAAGTCCAAGCTATCTCTTAGCTGCATAACACCACCATCGTCTCGGGTATAACTACCTATACCTGTATACGAATTATTGACAGTATCATACGACTGCACAGAAAAATAACCATTGGAAGAACCACCATGACTATAATAGTCAAAAATAACAGCAATCTGTCCAACAGGAGGAACAGCACCTGGCCGCAAAGTAATCGAAGCATGGTCATATAAAGAATCTCTTTGGCCAGTATCTAACATATACCGAGACGTAATATCATATGTCGAATCAGATAAATGAAAAGTATTTGGTCCAACTCCCGACTGAAGTGTATCAACCACTTTACGGATCCTAATCACATCAGAAACACCTAAATTATCTTTTCTTCCTGGCGTTTTATTTGGGGGATTAAACAAAACCCTTCCATCAGTTCGGAGTGTTGCTAGATTCTCGGCTGCGCCAATTACAGTTGAAACAACATTACCAGTTACTAATGATTTAGTTTTTAGCCCTAAAGATGGACTTCCCTGTGATACTATACCAGTTAAATTAAAGGAATGAGGCCCAGGAGCTTCAGGAAAAACTACTTGAAATGAATATGGATTACCGCTTCCGGTCAGCGTTTTACTTGTGGGCGTCAATATTCCAGATATACTATTTGAAAAAACAGCCTCATCCAATGTTTTCGCATCAAAATTTTCCAAACCCGCCGAAGCCGCAGAATACGTCACAGTTGCACTACCACCGCTAGTTGTTCCTGATCCAGAAGACCTATATGTGAGTGTGGGTAGTGTTCGTATACCTTCACTATCATTCAAACTAAACACTAAACATTTGTTTGAAGCCTGATATACGATTGTATCTCCAGTTGAAACTTGGCCAACCTTTCCTACGTTTGCAACATCTGCCATAATATCATCAGCACCAGCAGCTCCAATACGAAGAGAGCGAGCCTTTTTAATATCTGTTGAAATTTCAACAGACTCTCCAGTAGCAAGTCCAACTAAAGGAGGATCTAAAGTGAAATTAAATGGACTGCCAGTTCTCGCCGTAATTTCGGCCGATCTACCAAACTCTTGACTATTGGGATCTGTAACTGTTACCCTACTACCAATAAAAATACTCTCATCTCTATTCTGGCCCGCCTGAGGAATATCTGTATCATTTACACCATTGAATGTTGATTTAGTTCCACTTCCCGAAGGTGTCGCAACCGTTGTCGATATAACATTTGCACGAAAATCCGAAAGATAAGCCTTATAATGATTTGGATATCTCGCATCAGATTCAATAGGAATAATAGAACGAACCCTTGCATTCGCAATAACACTATTTGCCCTCTTAAGAGGGTCCCCAGCAGATTCAATTCCATAATTATTCGCGAAAATGAATATCTACTATCGGAAAATCACCAGACTGAAAAATCTGATTCGTCACATTAGAAACAATAACATAACTACCCAAACTAATAACAGACTCCGAAGAAAAGTCAGCAGATGTTCTAGGCTTATTAACAGCCAATATCGTTCTATCTGGTATTTCTACTCTATGACCACGAACATAAGCAATTCCAGGAGAAACACCAATATTCAATTGAGAATTCGGATCAGACGGATCATTTTCTTCGACATCAGCAATAAACTCATCAACAATATAATCACCACTTTCTTCATATGTTCTCTTTGCTAATTGGTCTCCCAGCTCCGAATATATTGGCTGAAATATTGCACGTTCAGTTGAACCATTTACGATACGAGCAAGCTCATAAAAATTCGCATCAGCCGTCTCCGATATAGAAACACCGTCAGAACCAGGAGCCAATTCTAAGTCTAATTGAACTTTTAACCGATCCGCACCGGGTGCATTTAGGTTATACGTTCCCTGTGCATTATCATATAATGTTGCGTCACCAGCAGCATCAGAAATACTTTCATTGTATGAAAATCCCACTTTATATGTAGGAGTGTTGGTATACTTACTGAGAATAATTGACTGTTTAGTCGTGTGTATGAAATAACCCTTAGCATAATACACACCTTCTGATACCGTAAAGATTGAAGAATTTCCTGTCGCAGGAGTAGTATCAGTCGAAAAATCCTCAACACGCCCAATGATAGTATTATCCATTTTGGTAATAACATCATTTGCTTTAAATTGATCGCCACTACTATAAGCCAAAATTAATGTTTTTGGATCATTAACATCACGATCAGCAGCTTGAATTACTCTAGCGAGTGGCTGCCTTCCGTCTAAAGCGACACCATTCTCAACCCGAACCTCAATTCCACTGGCACTGGTTGAGTCGAATGCTACTTGAACATTTGCGGCTGTCCCTGTGGCATTATTAATTCCTATATTATCATAAAGTNTAACGTAATTGCAATCCAAAACAATATTAGTTTCACCATTTAATACAGGAGAACCATCCTTAAATATATGATCACCATGATATTTTATCTGCTGTTGAAGTGCAGTCTGTAACTGAGTAAGCTCTCTTGCCTGAACAGCCCGGCCGCCACGAAACATAATTCTATAATAATTTTTATTTGCATCAAAATTATCATAGTATGGAGCGGATGCTGTATTTACTGTAGCCATTTGTTATACACCTTTTTTAAAATTCTATGACAATCTTATATTTCTGAGTCTGATCAAGGATACGAGTCACTGGCCTTTTGTTTTCCAAATATAAAATTTCTCCAGAATTTGGTAATAATTCAACAGTTTCAGGATCCTTTGATGCCAATGTTTGTGTCGTTCCAATAGCCGCTCCAGTAGAATCAATTTGAGTAATACTTTCACCAGGATGAAAAAATCCTCCTGTACTATTAGACACCAAATTAGTCACACGAACTCTAGATTCTCCTGCTGTAATTCCAGGCCCACGATCTTGATTCACATCAACAACGATAGCAATCGCCTCACTGGTCGTTCCTTTAATTCTTGCGGCTGGCTGAATCCACACAGGCGGGCTAGCTGTATTGATTATCAAATTTGTCATCTGCCTATACTCAGAACCAGTATTTGCAACATATGTACCAGCATTAATTGTAGGATTTCTAACAATACCAATTTGTCTAAACGAAGAACCAATCGGCAAACTGTTTTGAGTTCCTCTATTGACCAACTGAGCAGTCAATCCTGCATAATAGCCACCAAGCTCTTTTACTGGATCGGCTCCATATCCCCCAGAAGGAGGAATAATCGCACGAGCAACTGCACCAACACCAACGGTTGCACTACCTCCTGCTGTACTATTAACCGTCACATTAGCGGTAGAATATCCAGTGCCCCCATCATCAATTCTTATGTTCGTTATTCGCCCTTGACTGTCTACATCCGAATACGCTACCGCACCAACACCATCCCCAATAATACCAATTCTAGGCCCTATCGAAAATGAATACTTAGCCGCACCAGCCACAACTCCAATTGAAGCTGGTATGGCAGGAGAAAATTCAACTTTCGCTGGAACCCCACTCACAGGACCATCTGTTATTTCAGCAACATGACTAAAACTACTATTCGCAACACGAATCATCAATCCATTAAAATCGCCTGTACTAAAACCCAAACTAGCACTAGCAGTAAGAGAGTTAAGCGTTATAGAGTCTTGTGTAAGACCACCTCCAGAAGACTTACCTCGATATCCAGATCCTTGTTTTCCTGCCTCAACTACAATTGTTTCCAACTTACCGGTATTCGCATATGCCATAACTTCCTGAAGTTCACTCCAACCAGTAGGTGCAGTTCCATTTACTTCAGTATTGCTCAAAGATTGAATGGGCAAATAATTCGGAAATATAAACTTTTGCACAGAATCATCTGAAGATATTCGATACATAAACTTCCATCTATAGCCATCAGACGTAACAAAAGAGTTGGCCAAACCCCCTGCACTAGCAGAAGCATATGTTGGGGCATCTATCGATAAACTTCCTCCAACATTATCCAAACACATAAAGACCGATCCACCATTATAGACATAATAAGGATTATCTACACTCGACAAATTTACTACCGATTCGGATTGATCATCATATTGCGAATATACTGCACTTGTAGTCCAATCATTTCTCTTAATCAATATACTAACATCGCCTGAAGAAATTTTCTGTAATGATGTCATCGACCTCCAAGGCTCATATTCAATAGTAGAATGTGTTTGTTTAACTGGAGGAGGATTACTATCACTAAAACCTACCTTTTGATCGGGCGCCACATCCCATCGATGAACTCTTCCTATGAAAAAGTATATAGATGTGTTAGAGTATTTCGTATCAGGAGAATTACCGGTTGCAGTAGGAAATGGAAAATTTGCATCAGAAGAAAAACCAGGATATGCTGCCACATCAACCGATTTTACAAAATCTCGAACATTTCTCAATCTAAGTTTATTGCTTACAATAGCTGGCATTTTTCATTAAACTCCGTTTTGGAATACGATACTATTTAGTAAAAAAAAATACAATTATGGTTTGTTATATCCACTGTTTCTTCAACGCTATAGGAATACCCATTGGTCTCCATCCAGAATCTACATACAAATCATTGGGCCCGTTTCTAAATTGCGCCGACATTATCAAATGAACATTTGCTCCGCTTGAAGGATTGGTCAATGCATATCCTCCAGTGGTGTTTGATGTAATCCTAAGAATCGTATTCGCCGCATGATTTGGCGCAAGCAAATCCCACCGACGCATTGAGGACCAATATACCGATCCATCATATATATAATCGGGTTGATGTTGAATTTCCAACATAGCTGGGCCCAACCAAAATACCGCCCGCCATATATATTAGCCGTAGTGCTTGTGGCACCAGATGTACCGATATAATACGATCCGTTTGCGATAAGTTGCAAATCACCATTATCGATAATAAACACTCCACCAACACTCGATGCAAATCCATCATATGCAGCATGGCTAGAAACAAATACTTGTTGCCTTGAATTAACATCAATTGAAATTGGGCTAGGAATATTATTAGCGATTACTGATATTGTTCCACAACCAACCGCATAATCTCCAGATTTATTTGGTGTAATTTTAAACACATGCCCGTTTGATGTATAGCTATTCTCCCACTGCGAGGCGCTGGCCACATACAAATTCTTATCATCATCCATTGCCATATCACAGAACACAAGATTTGCACCAGGAGTAAACTTATGATATCCACTATCACCAACTTCTAACAGAACAGCAGTATTTGAACTCACTTCCCAAGTGCTCGATCCAGGAGCACGAGTCTGTGTCACCACTTGAACCGTATTCGGATTATTTCGCATCACATAAAAAATACGATCTTCATCGTCAAACGTAAAAATTTTGAACCTGTTCAAAGGTCTGCTATAGTAGTAACACCAACATCATTACCTAAAACTCTAGTTTTTGTCGTATCCTCTGCTCTATAGCTACCGGTTGATGCGTTTGGTCGAATGCGAATTAAATTACCACCATTAACATACAAAGAATTATCAGACCCTCCAATCTTCAGAAAATCTTTAACGCCCAGATAGCCTACTAATCCCGATGCACTAGTTGCCCAAGGAAGTACATCCGGTGTAGTAGTTCGTCCTGCTTTCAGAACCAAATAAGGAGAAGCAGTGTTTGATGCGGGGAAAGCATAAACGTAAACAAAAGAACTAATTTGGCCTAATGCACCTGCATACATCACAAATATCGTACCATCAGGAGAAGTTTCAATGTCAATTGGACCATTAAGCGAAGGCGGAGGATCTGTAGCGTAAACAAACTCCGAATTTGCAAACTCAGCGATATGTGTAGTATGTTGAGGATCTGAACCTGTTGTATTAGAAGTAACTGTATAGATTATACCATTACCATTAAATCCGGCTGGGGCGGCTGGATATAGAGATAATGTATTTGCAGTGTACAAAACATATGGTGCAACAAATCCATCAGACCCGGCCGCTTCAGGTGTCGCAGCTTGATCATTCAATGTAGAATTTGTCCAAGACTCTTCCCATTCAGTCGAAGAAGCATTCAACCAATCAACTTCATATGCCACAACACCTTGTGTTGCTCCATCAGCAAACTGAATCGAATCTCGATCTTTACATATTCTAATATTAAGTTCACCAATTCCATTTAGACGATATTGCGTTGTATCATTGTAGAATGTTTCGCCTCTCCATGCGCTGGCTACATTCTGCGTCTTATTCATATCCGAATTAATGGAAACATCTGATGCAACTATCGGAAAAGATTGTGTTGAATTTTAAGTCTAGACCAGGCCTTTGAGGTCTTTTTCTCATTGCCATTAAGTGATCTTCTGGTAGATCAGTCAATTCAATCCACAGGTTTTGGAGAAGAAGGATTCACCACTCTAGGATACCACATATCGAATTCAACAATTTTCCAATCACCACAAAAACCATCAAGCGAATCTTTATCGGGCTTCTCTGATTCTGTTTGCTTATAATCATATATTTTAGTCGGAATATTAATTCCCAAGTTTCGTGTAAAGTCAGGAACAAGAGACGCTAACTGATTAAATGAAACTCCATTATACTCCTGACCATGACCAGTAAACTGCAAAAATACAGTATTGTCTGTAATTCCAACCGAAGAATATCCATTTTGGGTTAACACACGCATTTTAAGCTGAAGATATCTTGCTCTGTCTCCTGGAATTTGCGGAGAAATTGTTCTAAACTCATTATTTTCATCAAAAGGAGCTTGTATATCATATACAGATGTAGGATAGTCTGTATTATTATAACCGTCAGTGTTTCCTCCACCATACCTCAGCAAAACAGATGAACGGGAAGTGGGGATACTGAACACAGACCTATTAGATCCCCAAGCAAATCCAGAACCATTTGAAGTCATGACCAGACCTTGCCCGACCGCGCTCGCGCCAGCCCTAACTTCTAACAAAGCCTTATGCGTTCTTGCTGGTTCGTCTGCAAGAGGAAATGCAGTTGGATAATTTACATCAATACCAATTCCAGGATATATTCCACTTGGAGGTAATGTTCCGTAGATTGCCACAGTTGCTCGCCCACTCGGCAACGACGTAAAGGTACTTATTGGATCCGAACTAGTGGGTTGCGTGACATCCGTATTCGCAAACTCGAACAATGCATGAGTATCAGGTCCTATAACAGCTTCATAATCATGATACGAACGATGGTCCAGTTCCGTCGTTGATCGGTCGGCCGAACCTATAGTATCTGTGCCAACAAAAAACGACACAATAGTATCAATGACATCTGGATCTGAAATGTCACCAAGATCAACTTCACCAGTTCTTCTCGCAGACAAAAACATTTCAGCACTATCACCAACAGATTCGCCGTCTACCAATTCGGTAATACCACTAACAATACCAAACATCTTAGTACCAGCTGGATGGGCAAGATCATATAACAATTGTTTATATGTTTCTAATGATAAACCAGACTCAATTGCATAGGAATATATCTGATAATAATCACTATCCTGTAGTTTTTGCGTAGAACTAAGCTGACCAGTATCATCTACTGGTTTTCCTGCATATGCAAAATCGCCAGCTATACTAGAAGATAGTTCAGCATTTGATGCTGCCTCAATCTTAACATAATCGACATCGATGGTGTTATGTGCATTAAAAAATGTTGTAATATAAGCACCGTCAGGAGGATTCCATAAACCTCTCGCGCCGGCCGGGCCCGGATCAACATTTCGTACTACTTGAGCAACAAGAAAATCACCAAGATTTCTATCAGGAATAAAACGCATGAATGTTCCTGTTGAATCATCATCAAGTGCAACCCACGTTTGTTCATCCTTCCCACCACTGAACCATACAGAAATTTTTCAGTTGCGAGGGGGGTCGGATGCCCAAGCTCCACTAAGACTGAAACGTGTTGCCGGATCTTGACTACTATACATCAAAAATGTTGCATTTGTTGTAGTCGTAAATCTACTTGAATCTGCATCAAAACCATTAGGAATATACGAATACTCTTTTGTAATTGGCCACGACTTTTCATTCAAATCATAGATAGCACCACCGCCAGTAATCACACCAATTGAAGCATAGAACCACGTTCCAAGAGGACTGGTTCCTGTTGTAATTTTCCTATCTGCAACAAAACTAACATTACCAGTTGCACCAATTCCTATAATACCATTTGATTGTGGATACAATGGAATTGAATTAGCACCATACACACCTTCGTTTAGAATCATGTATGGTCGCATGTAAGCTACATCTGTCTGAAGACTTGCTGGAGTACCATAATCAAAATACGTTCCATCAGGAAGACCATTGTGGGATCCTGTGGCAGATGATCCCTGGAAGTATGCATTTGCAATCGTCCAATCTGAACTCAAATTTGCAGATTGATGTACGAATTGATGAGACGCATCTCCACCATACTCATAAGTTAAACGATCTACACCTTTAGTGGAAACATAGGCAGATCCAGTGTTTGTCGATTTCAATCCGACCACACCAAAGTGTACGTTTGCGACTACAGAAACACTGTTAGTATATCCAAGAGGATTGTTCGGAGAATTAGCAACGCGCCGTGCTCTCACTGACATCTTATAGATAGTATTTTCATCTCTATAAGCAATATCATCAGTATGAATCAAAGAAAGCCTTACTGTATTGGCAACTAGCTTTTGTTTTCCTAGCTTCGGTTTCGGATCTAGTGAAAGTTACATTAGAAACATCCGAATAACCAGAAACAAACCATTTACCCGAAATAGGTCGATACCTATTAGGATTCCTAAACAGCGCCTCAATCTCATTATTGGCCAATGTCCTGTTGTAATATGAGACTTCATCATACAGCCCTGGTGCACCTCCGCTCTGATAAAAATTGGTCATAGCCCAAGGAGTGTATTGCACATTCTTATCGCCGCTCTGCCCGAGACCAGCTAGATGAACACTCGCCGTCATAGGTCGAGTATTGGCATACCTATCAATACCCGGATTAAGAGTTCTGCCTACATTATATGCATACACACCAGTCGGATTTGAATAGCCTTGACTCTGATAACCATTCGAGAAGGAAGCGTTCGCAGAAACATCAATATCCCATGTACGATAAACAGGTTCAGTGTCATCACCATAATGTATACGAAAATATCCTTTATGGTTCTTATAATCTTCAGTAATGGCCATTAAGTGCCAAACATTTTGCCTTAAAGCAGCCTCCAAAGTTGTTACCGATCGAGGTTCAGCATTGGCGGCTCCAGCCATACGGCTAGTGATATTCAAATCAGCTAAACCTATACTTCTTCCGTGCGTCGTCGTATTAGCATATTTGGCACTAGTCCAGTAATACCCAGGAACAGCATTAAGACTCTGATAAGGCGAAGTGAAGCCACCTGACAAAGAACCAGAGCGATCAGGATTCCATACTTTGATATCAAAATAGGCATACCTAGAAATAATTGTAGCATTGTGTTGAATATTTGCTGTAGGTTTATACCAAAACGCCCAAGTCTGCTGATCGTCTTCTTCAATCTCATCGTGACTCATTAAACCTATCGAGCCAGATGCAAATTCAGCATTTGCACCACTGGTCGGCGAGTCACCTACAGGCCATCCAGTTCCTCCTCTAGCAATATTAGCCGAACTTACGGAAACCATGCTGAGTGATATATTTGATGTCGTAACTGAATTTGCCATTCCTGACACAAAATCATTCGATGTGCCCACCACTCGTCGATCGACAGGCAATCTTTGCAATTGATTCATGTTGAAATTAGCAGCTACAGCATGATGACCATGACCAGTCGAATCTTGGATAAAAGTTGAATTGGGATAATACGATCCATCTCCAAGAAAAGCGGCCGCGACCTTGCTGACGGTAGTAAGAGCACTACCAGTAAGACCATTAGGAATAACTCGAAGATCTTCAGGAACCGTATAATATCCAAGAGGATACTGCGAACGCAGCAACAAAGGAAGACCTTTCTCTTCTGCTTTACCTGCCCATCCGTTCATTTTCCAATGTGCCTTCAGCTCTAACGTAGGCACAGGAACAAGATTAGTGTCATTGGTAATTTGAGTGTTTGATGAATATCCACCAGGTAAAGCACTATCTGGTCCTCGATTATCATCAACAGAATAAAAACGAGTCGAAGCCCGAATTACAGGAACAGGAGTATTATTTCGCCTTATAGTAACTGGACGGTATGCACTAAAGTCATCATAGAAAATAGTTTCTGTTGGACCTTCTTCAAATCTATCTTTTGTGTGTATTCCATGGGCAGTAATATCTGGAGTGGTCGTATATCCAATCCCTGGCTGTGTAATTTCAACTTCTCTAATTTCTCCAGAAGAACCAACAACAGAAACTTTAGCAGTACCGCCTTTACCACCAGAAATTGTAACAGGATCACCAACTTTAAAATTAGATCCTCCATTATTAATATTAATATTATGGACCAAACCACTAATCGTAGCAGCAATTTTCGTACCATCTGCTGGATTATTAGCATCATCTGTTTCTATCGTTTCGTTATATAAAAATTGTCCAACACGATCTGCACTTAATGTCAACTGAATAAAATCAGATCCAGCTAAACTAGAAGAAATAGCAGATTCTACTGTTGCTGTCGCACCACTAACCAAACCAAACACTTTTCTACTGAGCAATTTAGCAGGATCTATCGTTTGTGTGCTCAAACCACTTTCGGCTGTTCCAACTAATCCAATAGGATCAATTCTAAGTACAGAAGGAGCATTCCAGTGATTATAATTCGTTGGATATTGATCTCTCCTTCTACCCGAAGCACGAAGCATTTTCGTCTCTGGATATATCAGTTCTACATCTTCATCAAAAAATATTCTAAAAAGAAACTTAAAAGAATTTTCTGTTCCTCTAGAACGATAAAAATCTCTAAGGTTTTTAATTGCCTTTACTTTATCTGCGGTTCCGGCCAGCTCTAAAGGAAAACTTGCCGCATATTCTTTTTTAAGAAAAGATAAATAATCATCAAGAGTAAGATCAATATCCTGATAATCTAAAAGACTCTTCATCGCGTTTATAGCACCAGCAGGAGCCTTATATACTGTCTCCGAACAAACCGCAATAGCACCACTAGTCTGCCCATATAATAGTGCATTATCGTTCGTTGAACGAGTTGCCACAAATCGGCTATCAGTACCAGAAATTTTATTCAATATCAGCGTGATTACATTACCATCAGGAGAAATAACATAATCATATACTGTTCCTATTCCAGTAGGAATATCAGTTTCCGAATCGGCATACTGATGTAATAACTCTCCAACTTGAAAAGGAGTTCCATATGTTAATATATCAAATCCATTTCTATCTACCAAATAACCCGGATTCTGGACCAACAAATCCAACGCAATAGGTGGACCTGATAATTCTAAAAACTCATAATAGCTTTCCAAAAACTTAATAAAAGTAGGAAAGTCACCACGAACAAAATCGGGAACTTGACTTGCAACAAGAGGAGATGTTTTTGTTTTATAACTCATCTATATTCCTAATATTCAGAAACATTTCCATAATTTGGATCTGCCAATGTTCCTTGTATAATTGAAGAATCGTTTACCATCGAAACTATAATCTCAGATTCTTGAATTGTGATAAGTTGCTCGACATTAGGAACAATATCTTCGTGTTCTGGTGTTGCGATCAATGATATCGATTCACCAGCATTAACAGTAGGCAAAAAGCTAACTAAAGAAACAACACCCGACCGATAATCGACTGTGCCGACATTCGCATTTAACACCTGACCAGTCGAAGAAATTACTTGCACAACTCCATTATAATCTCGCAATTTACACAAAGCATTATCGAAATATGTAAAAGACGAACTCGTTAATGCGCCTTCGTGTGTTGTATGTGGATGAAATATGGGATTAGAGAAATTTACTGTGTAATTACCAGCATTCGTCGTGCTCGGAACAAACTCTACTCTAATTTTAATACTCATCAAATTATTGCTAATCGCAGGAGAAGAAATATCAATTTGCCTGCTTAATTGAGAAGATTTAAAATATGCCTCAAAATTTTCTAAATTATTTTGAGCAAAATCTAATACAGTCAACGACACAATCTTCGCTAAAGCTGATGGAGTCTGTAATGTTAATTTACTGTCATATTTCACAATAATTGTAGGCTGAATGTAAATATATTTAGGATCAATCAAAACAGGCCGAATAGTGACAACATTACTAGGAGTAATAAATTCAGATATAATATTTGTTTTATCGGTATCGCTCAATATATAACCGCTCTTCGGTTTAATCGACATATACACCGCACCATAATCTGGAGGTGTGTTTTCCTCTCCTCCCCAAACTCGAATCGCATCTATGTTTGGATATGAAGTCGTTAATTTAGTTCTATAGTCATTTACCGTAACAGACCTTCCCTGTGATTCATAATTCAAAGGTGCCAAAAACTTAATAGATGAAATAGACTCTCTAGAGGCACCCCCCGCAGCAGCCTTAATTGTGGTAGTTGACAGCACAGTATCACTAGTAGAAGGGCGAGGATATGTCGAGGCGCCACTAGCCAGAGGTATAGGATCACACTCAAATATGGTAGCACCATTGCCCAACTCTTCTTTAGTTAAAGTATAGTTCATCGTAACAATAGATCCAGGTCCTGGTTTTTTACCTACTTGATTATCTCCAAAATAAATTTCAAACTTATTATCAAACCCCTCTTGCAACCAATAAACATTATCGTCGGAACTAACTGCTGTTGTATCTGTAACACGGGACCATGCAGTAGACGAAGTACCGCTAACTGCATCAGTAATAACCACTTCCAATGTAGACATATCTGCTTCTTCATTTGGTATCTGATACTTCTGATCAGTACCCTCATTTCCGACTATATGCTGAATAGATGAACTGATTCCTTCTTTAATCATTACATTTGACGCTTTATATTCAACACCAGACGTAACGCTTGCAGCAGTGATAAGGGAAGTGGGTATAGCCGAATAAGACTTTGTTGCCAAATAAGTATAGACCGTATTTTCAATTGTTGCCGAAAATACATGATTTGCAGGTATCGTAATCGCTCCAGGATAATCAGCAACCGAACTCTCGAAAATAGTAAAAGTGATATCCACAGTGGCAACTGCACCAGTCGGCGATCTTGGCACATAACCCAATTCTTTTGCTCTCGACACTACAGAATTTCTCAATGCTGCACTGTCTAGAAACATCTCATTTGCGATCATGTTTGCATAAAATCCATTATAATGAGTATTATAAGCAAGAACATCCAGCAGTATGGATAATCCAGAAGAATCGAAATCATAATCAGTAAATTCCGATTGACCTCTCATATAGGATTTCAACGAAGTTTTAATTAAATCAAAATCTAACTCGGTAACGTCAATCTTATTTGTGGTTGATGTGGCCATCTTTTACCTAAGCCTTTCGAGAAATAGTGTTACAGTTTGTGGTATACTCTGATTCAATATTCGATATGTTAGCTGTATTGTATATCCATTCTGAGCTGTATCAGGAGAAACCAAAATCTTAATCATTTCAACTCTTGGTTCATAATTTGCAATCGCTTCCGATACAGCAGATTCAATATCCATTGCGGTTGCTGGAGAGATATTTTCAAATAATAATCTTCTTATGTTGCTCCCCAATTCGGGTTGGAATAATCTTTCTCCTTTAATAGTAAACAACAAATACTGTAGTGCTCTTTTTACTGCAACATCACCTTCACTTACAACTAATTTATTCGTATTAGGATGTACTCTAAACGATAAATCTATATCTCGAAATACGACGGAAGGCATACTCTATATCCCCTAAAAAACATTATATCTATTTATAACATTATGCCAAATTTGCTGTCTCCTGAAATGATGGACTTCCAACTATTTTCATTATTGGCGCGACTGATTTATTTTCGGCCAAAGTAAGATAACTTCTTGCTTGAGCCGCAATCGTATTCCATCTATATACCTCATTTTGCGTACCAACATCATATGCCAAATAATCAGACTTAAACGATCCAAGCCACATTGTAGTATTTGCGGCAATTTCCTGACTAAAACTGCCATACAAATAAAACAATTCATCGACCTCGGGGTCAGTTAATATTGTACTATAAAAACGAGCATCACTATACATGGCTTTAATTATTCTACGGTTGGCCAATCTGTTCCCAAAACCACTGAGACATACTGCTCCATTGCTATATGGAATATGATCATTATTATCACGATCACCATTAACCGTGTACCCAGCATTGTTTACACTTGCAGTCGTCTGTGATGGTAATGTATATGTGTTCGTACACTTATGCCCATCATCAACATTATACACATAAATTTTTTGCTTTTCCTGGAGTTCCACTCGTGCGATAATCAAAACGTCATTGCAATGAAATTCCAAACATTCTGTTTTAGTATGTTTTCTCCCACAAGTGTTCTATTTGCGGCGCTCGCTCCCATATCGGCAGGAGTATCCGGATTAGAATCACTAACAGAAACACCAGAAATAATCAAATCCCAATATGCACCATCAACAAAACCGAGGAGAGTAGCCATCACTGCTCGCTGAACTAAAATCGACATTTGCGGCCAATTGCCACCAATCTGGGCGAGAAATAATTCTTGTTCGGTCACCAATCGCTCCAGTAGGTCGAATCCAAAATGCCCATGTTTGCTGTTCGTAATTTTTCACTTCATCATGTTTAGCAAGTCTCAGAGTTCCTCGTGGAGGCCTGATCGGAATAGAGGGAAACGCCAAATCACCCGATCCAAACAATGAATCACCATCCGGATCTGCAAAGAAAGTTGCGATACAATTTCCAGTTTTTCTGAATGCACCTGCTGGCTGAAGATCAGCATTATCGAGTGCATTAATTTGATACGACCCAAGACTACCTACAGGAATATTAGGATCATCGGGGCTAGTATAATAGGTCTGACCAAAAAGCGTATAGCTATTCGCATAATCAGGTTTCACTGGACCAAAATTGAATGGAGTTGCATTTTTTAAATCAATGATATTCTTAGACAAATTAGCATCAAGCCCATCTGGATTTAAAACAAAGCCATCAAGTGGCCACCTTGCAGCCACAATAGAGCCGCGCCTTTCATTTGTATGTCGTGACAACTCATCAATAATCGTATCTCCCATCTCCCGAACAGTTCGGCAAGTGTTACTAGTTCCAGCATCAAAGGCAGCAGTTTGTGCGACAGATAACCTAGCAGAATAACTTGTAGCATCTGATGGTATATGAGTGGTTGAATTAGCTGCGGGGCCGGCCAATAAAGTAGACCGAGTATTTGCATCAATTGATATACTAGAAAACATAGCAGAAATAATATTATCTGTTCCCATATCAGAACTAAAAGAGTCTGACTCTTTATAATTATCTCGAACATTTAGTGCCTCGTCTACGTTGGACGTATTATATGTCTCAAACAGAGAAGGTTCAGCATTTGTGCTGCCAACGGAAGAACTTCTACCCAAACCATAACCAAGAGCAACACCAGAAATAACGTCAATGGTTGAATTTGCACCCATCGTCTGCGATGAGCCATTTGTCGTGACCACATAATCTGGGCTAGTGTTGACTCCACTTCTGGCATCTGTATGAAACACAAACGAAGTGCAGGTATTCATATATAGATCCAAAAGATGAAGTATTTCGCTGTGTTGATTAGCATTGTAAGAGTTGGCAGTGCTAATCGGAGGATTCAATGAATTGGGCCAATCAGTATGATCATATAATATCACACCATCCGAATCTGGCGGCTTTAAATTTCCCATTTCAAGTCTTTGTGTGGCTGCTTTTTGTTTTAACTCAGCCAAAAATACATTTGCAGCAGCATACGGATTCACAAATACCGTACCGGATTCAATCTCACTAATAACCTTTTCTACTTTTACTGTGTTCGATGATAACAACGCCATAATATAAATTTATCCTCCGACAAATACGTTTAGGGATCCAGTTATGACAACATTGCCAGGTCCACACGCAATAGTATCACCAACTCTCGACACAGGCATTCCATTTGCAAAAACATTCATAGATCCCTTGGCTAAAAAACCAGGATGGCAACCTTTATCGGGGCAGCAGTGAACATTAAATCCATCACTAATACGAAGCACAGGTTGCGCATTAATAAAGACATTCAGTGATCCCGGTCCTATAGCATTCTGTGGAGGAAAACAATCATGACCACTACTCATAGAAGACATTAGTGCGGCAGGCATTGGCATAATTAATTCACCTCTTAGGTATTTAGCAAGATAACTCCAGCAGTATCCTGAATCACTGCTGAATTTAAACCAAAATATCCAGATCTAGAATGAAATGGTGATTGCTGCGTAATACTAACTGGCGTAATATAAATTGCACTACCGGCAGAAGATAGAACACCAGGGAAAGCTCCAGCAGCACCACATGCAATCGACTGAGCCAGGCCGGCCTGTATTGATTGAGTAATCGTAGTACGAATGCTCAAGAACGTCGAACTAATATTATACTGACCCCGAACATCCAAATTACTATTAATACCAACTGATTTACTTTCAGATGCCATTACCACCAAAGAACGGTTACCACTCAACGTCTTTCCAGTAGGACCAAATATACGAGAAGTTGTCTCAGTTCCAATTATATGCGACTCGTTGCCTTTCACTTCTAACTGGTAATCACTACCAATCTTTGTAGTTCTTTTTCCTGCAATATTTTCATCATACGAGCCAGCAGTAACAAATGCAGCCTCATCTCCATCTACCTTAACATTATATCGACCCTTAACCCATAAATTATAATCACCATCAACTTGCTGCGTCAAGTTTCCTTTAGAATAAAGATAACAATCTCCATCTACAGTAACAAAACAAGCACCCTGAATATGTACCGCTTTATTGTTTGCCGTCAATTCATAGTTGTCGCCTAAAATTCTAGTAACCTTGGTACCATCAGGATAAACTTCATAATAAGTTCCAATTCTATGCGACTCCTTAATCCTCTCTCTTCCTGGTGTGTCATCGGATTCAAAAATATGACCACTCTCAGTTTCCCTTACAGAATTATATGGATACACAGCACCATATGGATCTTNCGGAAAAGTCAAACCCAATTCAATCCGCTTACCTACAACAGGAGTTGATGCTATCGTAAATGTATGTGCAGGATTAGTTCTTAATGAAATACCTCTAGCCAACCTAGAAACATTTGACTCCACGTTATTCGCAACAAGAGGCCAGTTCTCAGATACTTCAACACCACCACCCATAAAATCAGGAACAATTTTTCGAGGAGCTAACTCTACAATACCATAAGAAACACCCACACCAGAATATGCCGTATCGCTTGGGTTTTTATCTCCTGGCCAAGTTCTCTCGCGATCATCAAAAACAGCACCCGCACCAAAAGCAATGTTACTATTTGCTGCTCTTGGTATTTTAGCCTGATACCTCAACTGTGGATAATCATCACCATACTCAATATTAGTAAAAGCTCTCTGCGCTCTAGTCGGATCGGACTGAGTATCTATTCCAATTGTGCCAACATCTAATTCATACTTCAATGCTAACGATAATGCATCAGAAATTGAACTAACTTTAAATGTTCCCGTCAAAGGATCAAGAACGCCGGCCGTTTGCATTCCACTTTCGTTCATACTACTAAGAGCATTACCAGCTTCTTCTTTTTTTACAGGACCATCTTTTTTCGTAATGCCTTTTACTTGCTTGCTTAAAAGATCAGTAACACTGATATCAGCAGATTTAGACACACCATTATCATCGCCACTCAATAATGCCGGAAGCTGAAGCGACGAAGCAAAACCACCTAAAGCATCACCAGCAGCAGCACATGCTGCACCAGATAAGAAACCATCAAAATCTTCAGCAGCACTAACTATTCCCTGTGCAACTGCTTCTGCTTTCTGAAGATACGAATTTGCCGTATCGATGAAATCATCAAATTGATCTCTTGCCGCATCGATAACAGCATCTTTTGCAGTATCAATAGCTTCCTGTACATTCTGTTTTATTATATCCTCTACGCCACTAAGACCATCCAATCCTTGCAATCTCATTAGAATTGGATTTGCACCTAAAACTAAACTGCGCGCTTCTTGTAATATAGGCGATATAACACCCGTCACACTTAAAGGACTACCAAATGAGCTAACGATTGATGATATATCAGTCGGAAAACTCAGATCAATACCTGAAAATGAAATGGGGCAAGATTTCTCAGCCATTGAATGCCCCTGTATTGATTGTTCCTAATACTACACGATCTTGAAATGATCTTCCGTCTCTACAAAAACCTACAACCCACGTTCCCTCTTTTGGTGGATGTACAACCTGATCGTTGTTGAATGATAACATTGGATATGCCCAAGGTAAATCATCCGTTGGTTGAATATTCCTATCTTCATTGTCCACACCAAAAGCACGAACGCGGACTCGACCAATACCAAAAGGATCCATTCTATCTTCTATTATTCCGACAAACCAATAAAACGATCCATCACTACCAAGACCAGTTTTCATAATTTTATGCCTTTAGTTCTTTTCTCTTAATTTCTTGGCGCACGGAAGGAGGAATTCTATCTCCCATCCAATCATTCAGTTTCTTTTGAATTTCCTTATCAGCAATAAATCTCTTGCCTGCTTCTTTTACCTTCAGATAAGTAAACCCCTTAACAACAGGGAATGATCTGTTCTTTGGATTGTTAAACTTAGGAGTCACTTTAATTTCATTACCGTTCTTATCAGTCCAATAAACAGTAGACTTGCCTAAAATAACATACACACCACCATTCACATTCTTAGGAATATTTCCTCGAACAATATCTGACATCGTTCGTGCTGCGCCTTCATGCGTCTGCAATAAAATCTTACTAGGAACTCTTCGATTTCTCTCCATATTTGCCTGTACTGCAAAGTCATAATCAGATAGTACCCAAACAATATGTATGTTCTCTGGTTGATATCCAACAGACAATAATTGAGAAACTGCTTCGGTCATATTTCTAGTATTCTTCAGCGTCACATCAAAAACAATATTTGGCAAACGGTCTCTCGATTTCGCACCACCAAGAAGATAGTTTAGTGTCTTGTCTTTAATTCCAAGATTATCAACTAAGTTATGCAACGTAAATACATCATCTGCATTTCTCAAATCCAACTCGTCAAGATCCTTTTTTGGCATTTGAGGAATATTCGGAGAAGTTCCTTCTGGATCATTGGCATGAGATTTTGCATAATTCATCACAGCCTTTTTTCGTAGTTCAGTTCCACTAACACCTTTCTGCACCTTTGATGCATCTTTACGAATACCATCGAGCTTCATGAATGCACTCTTCCATTCGTCTACGTCACGAACCTTAAACTTATTGGCATCCATATAATTACCTAAAGAGAATCCTTTACCAGATCCAGCACCGCCAGCTAGGAAAACAACCTGACCATAATTGGCTCCCTTTCCAATCACAATCAATTTCTCTTCTAGATATTCTTCGTGCAACAAAAGATTTTCATACTCTTCTGCGGTTA